CAACGCAGCTAACTTCTGAACGCCAACTAAGGAATTGGGGTCAGGCGTAGATCCATCTCTTGCCTCATTCAATCCTGTGACTGAACGAATCATATCCATATAGTGATTGTAGTTTCCGATTAACGATGCCATCTTTGATTGGCTAGAGTTGGCTGTTAACTGAGTGATAGGAACTTTTGCCTGATTATAATCTCCATCTTGAGTATAGCTTCTACCGATAACACTACCCGTCTGCATATACATTCTAAGCGCATCTTCAGGATTGTATGCCTCCCCATTACCAAGGTCTACTTCATTAAGACCATCGGCATCGATAAAAACACCATCAGGCACGACCCTAGAAATTACTTGTTGTAATTTTAAGTGAGTCATTTGTATGAGATCAGCAAAAGGAATCATTCTTTTAACAAGAGACTCTATGTTTCCTTTATACATTCTTGGCGCACAAGCAACATAACTAGGCATAGCAAATTGACTTGCAGACTTTGGACGAACCATGTTCTCCATCATCTCCCATCTTAGAACAATATTTGTCCCCATAACCATGATGCCTTCATACCATACTTCAATTTTTTTCTCAACCTTTTCAAAGCCACCCTCTTCCATCATGTCGGCAGGCGGGTTGAATTGGTCATCTTTTTCAATAACCTTATATCCACCGGATGCTAATCTTTTCTTTTTATGGGTAAAAGTATTAGTTGTTTTGTAATTGAAATATAATAACGTACAAGAGTCTTTATAAAAAATATCATTCTGATACTGCTGTGCAGTATTGTAATAATCATACCAAGACTGACTGTACTTACTAACCTCCTCCATTTGCTCATTGGTAATGTCTGGGTTAATTTTTACTAACTCTGTAATTGGAACGGTCTTAACCTCTCCCCAATAAAAACAGTCTTTAAAGTTTGGGTCTTCAGTATAACTATATACGATGTTAGCGGGGTCTACATACTCAACTTGAATACCTTGGCCAGGAAGGAACTGTTGCTTTGTACAACCAATACCTAAGACTGTTAAATCATAATCTACTCTCTTACGAGTGTCTTGATAATGATTCTCTTCTAACACTGTATTAATCGCCTGCTCTTCCGCTATCTCTATACCAGGTTTATAGTTGAGCTGCATATATAAAGACAATTCTTTATCATTGTTAGGCAGCTCTTGAGGGTCTGTCATAAAAGGATCTATGCCAAAGTCCTTGCTTATCTGTTCCAAAATAGGACGAGCAACCATATCGGCTTCAATCATATCTTGAAACTGCGATCTTTTCTCTGCTGACAATGCGTCTTGAGAATAAGCCCGAACATGGAATAATCTATCTGACATTCCATTAACAACAATATCTACAAACTTAGGGAGTATAGGTACAGGTGTCCAATCTAAATTGATGTAAGACAAGTCTCCATCTATGGCTATTTCGTTTTTGTATTTTGCTACTGATTGTTCTCCTCTAGCGTATAACCTAAGACGATTAAATTCTGCCCATTGACTGTAAAATCTACAGCCTGTTCCATCTTTTTTAAACCACTCATATTGAATGGCTTGACCAATCTGTAAACCGAACTCATCGGTTTTCTTTTCAGCGTCTGAAACAAACTGACTTGGGAATCCTGTAGGCGATATGTTTATAGTTACCTCTTTCATTTACTTCCTTAATTCACTTATAGAACCTTCGTTACTATACCTTGCAAAGTTAATACTTATTTTTGACTCTGATTTTTGTGGTGTGTATATATGTTTTTGGCAAGCCATAATTGCTAGACCTGAACTTATTGAAGCATCAAACTTAGTCCTATTGTTAATATCAAACTTAGCCCAGTCCTCAAGAGTCCTAGTAAAAAACATTGACCCCATTTCATCTGAATCCCTATAGGTAGACTCCATGTCTATACCAACGTACTTTTCAATGTAAGACTCTATTGCTGTTGCGTGAGCCTGCTTAACATCCTCACTAGAGTTTGGTATACCGCCTAGTTCTTTTTCAGTTTTAGATAATTTTGACATATGCTTATCAGGTCGATTAGTGCTAAACCCCCTATAGCCTCTATTCTTAAAGTGATATAAAAGTCTAGGCTTATTGTTCTCCACAAGTATAGGCATACCATAAAAGATACAAGCCATTAATACATCTTCAAAAAATATCTCTGCTGTTTGCGGTCTAGCTATATACTGTAAAAAGAATTCATTGGTAGGAGCATCGTCCATGTGAAACTTTGTTAATCCATGGAGCGCACCATTCGATCCACCACCGCCAACTGTCCCTGAGATATCATATGAGTCACAACCAAATGCCCCAATATGTTCATTTCCGGGGAGCTTCCTCCCCCCCTTAGTGATGATGTTATTTTGAAGACCAACACTAGGCAACCATGAGACTAGAAATCTTCCACGACTATCTGGTGTCCATACCACCTTGGTATCTTTTTCTCCATTTAACCATTTGAATGAACCCCTAGTTAAAAAGTGTTGTTGAATTAAACTCTCATTGTAATCTATCTGAGAATATATCTTGGTTAGATTAAATAATGATTGCTTACTTTCATCCCGGAAAGCGTGTGATTCATTTCTAGGAAACTGTCTATAGTATTCGTTTAATGCATCAGCGTCCCCTTTTAAAGAGTCAACCTCATTTTCCCAATAGTCAATTGCACCTACATCTATCAACATCCCATCAATACCATCTATGGGGGATGGTGGGGTTCTTAATATGGGGTCTCCATACTTATCAATAAAACCTTCCATGTTCCACTCCATAGGAATAAACAAACTATAAAGCCCACTCTTTGTTTGCCCATTGGCGTTTCGATTCTTTACATTTGAATCGTTATATAAACTTTTAAAGTTGCCCCCTCCCTTTTCTAAAGCATTAGACGTTGAACCCATCATACACTTACCTATTACCTTACTCCCTAATCGAAGACAGGTTTTGGTTACACGCCAATTGTTTAATATGTTGTCAGGCTTATCCCACTTACCACTTTCATCATGGATAAGTAATTGTAGCTTCTCACCATCATAACTGTTATCTCCAGTGTTCTTCCAGTCAATAGTTGTGTCTAACCCCTCCATGTCATTTGAATCAACGGTAGACATATTCTTCTTGGTAATCTTAGAGGCAGGGATTCTATACGCTAACTCCGTCTTAGGTTTATCCATACCATCTTGAATAGGTTTAAAAAAGAATGGGTAGTTATTTGATATAGGCACAACCTTATCTGTAAACATCTTCTTAGCATCAGCCCCTGTTTTAGATAGGATTCCAATTCTTGAATCTTTTGATATTGTCCCAATGTTTGCACACTCCTCTGAACCCATATAAGAAAACCCAGAACGCCTAATCTTTAGATAACAAATCCCAAAGGATCTATAGTCAGCCTTACAAGCCTCCCAAAAAATATAAAATATTCGGTTTGCTTCCCGGAAGTCAGGGTATCCTATATCAATCTTTGTCCATTGCAAATACATATAGTGAGAGCCGGTTATATAAGTGGGCTTACCTTTACGCATTAACCAATGACCTTGCTCTCTTTTATCAAACTCTCCCTCAATGTAATCTACCCATGCATTCTTAAAAATAGAAGGCATATCATTCCATTGAAATATAGATTTAATTTTTGATAATTGTTTAGGGAAATCTTTTCGCTCCCAATACTGATCGCTTTTTAAATTACTTCTAGATTCAGGATTAGTAGGGATCTTTGGGAGGGCAACAAATAAACCACTAATGTTATATATAGGGCCTACCTCTCCTGTCTTTGATATAACAACTAAGTCATACTTCTGATTGTAACCATACTTCCAAGACTTAGCCCTGTTCTTATTCTTTAGAACAGTAGTAGGTATCACATCGAACACCTCCTTATAAATACTACTTAGCTCTTCTTTCTGCAAATCCTTGTTTTTCATCAGCGACCCTATCTACTCCTTTGTTAAGAAGCTCACTCTCTAACTCTATTCTAGTTAATATCTCAAAGGCATCAAAGATGGCAAGCTTCTTTGTAGCAGCAGCATTCTTTAATCTATCGGCTGCCAACTCATCTTCTGGATCAATCTTTATGATATCCTCCTTAGCAACCTTAATCAATTGCTTTACAGCCCCCTCACCGGCTGCTATAATTTGCTTCTTTAAATCGTCAACATTCATAGCTTAACACATATGGCTTGGTTATACATACGATAGAGCTTCTCCCCATCTATATTAAACTCATACTCTGAGTCAGGAACAAATCCAATCTCGTCACCCTCTTCTATTCCCATTGAAGATAGAAATTTATTTCCATACTTCAACAAGCCTACAAGTTCTTCTTCTTTTATAGATTTATCTATTGTGTATTTTTTTGGAGGCACAGGTTTTATAAAACAAAAACCTTCTCTACTTTTCCATACACCATTGTGGGAATGCATAAAGTATTGATCTTCATCAATTAAAAACAAATCTTCTTTAAAAAAACTTTTACCACTTCGCTCTGCCCCTTGCATATCGTTGTAAAACTTAAATGCATTGTGATGAACTACTAGGGTGTCTCCGACTTGGATGTCTCCAGAATATCTTAGGGGCGTGTCGATTACTTGAGCAAACCTATTTGAAACAGTGTGGTCTTCTTTTGAAGATGAGGTTATAAAATCTATGCCCCCTATTTCTTTTAGGTTGTCGTAACGTCTACCCCCTATTGGCTTTACAAGAAAGCAATGGGGTGATTTCATTATATTAAAAATTTATATTGTACTCTATAGATATAGGCATAGACGATGCAAACTCTTTCCATAAAAGTATTTCGCCCTTTGCCTCTATCCAAATTTTTGTGCTACTAGATTTATCGTCTACCTGAATTAAATGAATTTTATAGTTTCCCCCTAACACATCTTGACCTAACACATAATGCATTGCGGTCTTGTAATCTGTGCCTATGGAAACTTTTCTTATCATTTAACTTAATTTACGCTTGTATGTCTCCGTATAGATACCATGTGTCTGTTGCGGTTTTTACAATCGTTGCTACTGAATACTGATGCTTTAACCTGTCGTGACCTTGAGCTGACTGTACAGTAACCCCTGCTGTGCCTACTACCGTAATTACACCTGTTCCCTCTTGTACTATAGTTATCTTCGTTCCTAATGGATATGCAACACCTGAATTTAGAGGTATTCTAACATCTGTTGCTGTTGTCGTGGTTGTAATAACAACCCCATCTGCATCTGCAAGAATAAGGTTTGTTAGAGTTAAAGCACTTGAGCGCACAGTTGTAGGTATAGAATTCTGCCAAGTTACTTGACCGCTTGCATTAGATACAAGAACCTGTCCGTCACCACCCAATGTGTTTGTATAATCCTTTACTGCACCCTGTAATCGTATTGATGACCCTGTTAAAAAACTGAACTCCCCAACACTAAATTGATACCCCCCTGAGTGTTCTACATCTCCTGTAATATCTTGATCCCCTACCTGTTGAAGATTACCCGTAAGAATTATATCATTTGTAGCGGTATTACCTATAGCTAATACCTGCTCAAGATTTTGATTAGTAAGCCCTGACCCCCATATAACCTGACCGCTTGCATTACACACAAGCGTCTCTCCATTAACACCAAGGCTACCATTGAAATCCTTTACAGTTCCTCCAAGAGCCATAACCCCTGTTGCACCAACAGCGAACTCTCCACCGCTATAGTTATATCCACCTACCTGAGTAATATCCCCCGTAAGGGTCATGCTCTGAGTAGCAGTATTTCCAGCATCAAGTACATTCTGCAATGTAATATTAGATTGAAACAAAGTCAATAGATCACTAATCAAAAAATTCTTAGTGACATTAACAGGCGTACCCGCTACTTCAGTTCCAATAAATTTATCCGATATTGTTACCGGACTTGCATTTGTGTATGTACTTATTTTAGCCATGGTTATTCTTTTTTAGTAACCTCTCCTGTTTGTAAATTTACAACGGAGTCCTCACCATATTTTTTCATCAGTTTCTTTTCTACCTTAGAGAATTCACTTTTGATAGTATCAATCCTCTCAAAAACAATTTGCTTCTGAAGTTCTAATTCTCCAATTGCAGCTTTGTTTTTTGTAAACTCAGTATTCAAATCTTGAACCTGAGACAATTCGTTGTCAGTTAATTTTGCCATTTGATTTAATTTTTAACAAAGATAGGAATTATTTCTTTCTTGTCTTCTCAATAGTTCTACCGCCAAAATATGCAGCAATAACAGTGAGTAACAATATCTCAAGTAAACTTACCCAATTGTCTTCGACTTTAAAATTAAGTTCACCTGCATCAATGAATATCAATAGCATCGTACATAAAACCAAGAACATCAATACCAATGGTCGGACGTTCTTTGACAGCCAAGAGTCTGAAGCCATATCAGACTTCCATCTCTCGGTGACGTTCTTCTGCATATCAGCCTCAGCATTGATAAGTATCTCTGCCATCTCCTTTTCGAACTGAGCCTTCTCATCCTTGGTTCTTACGAATCGGTCTACCAATCCGCCAACCTTTCCGGCTACATCTGTTCCTTTCCCGAACAGTCTCATTAAAATCTCTTTCATTCGTTCTCGATTTTTTTTATCATCTCAATATGAATCTGTGCTATCCTGTCTCTACCACTTTCGCTCATCAACAACCTGCACTCTCGCTCGTTTGTCATAAAGAAGTTCTCGGATAGTATAGCAGGCATAGCGGTGTTTACCAAGACGTAGAAGTTAGACTCCTTGTCTACATCACCATCGCTTGTATCCCTACGCATCTTGTAGTTTGGAAACTCTTTCTCTGACTCCTCGTATAATACTGTGGCTATATGGTCTGACTGCGTCTCTCCCGGAGATGTATACACCTCCCAACCGTTTGCAGATTCATCACTGAATCCATTGGCATGAACGCTTACATATATACAAGGCTTCTCCGACTCACGATAAACCTCGTTAGCCATCTTGACTCTCGTGGATAGAGATACATCCTCCTGCGTATCTACAAGGTTAACGTATTCAATGTTGTTGTCATCACAATACTTAGCGACACGATCTACAATAGCCCGATTAAACTCACCCTCAAATAACTGAGAGCCATCATCCCAAATAGGAGAACGCTTTCCGGCTGTCTGATATACGCCATCAATAATTCCACCATGACCATTATCAAGTATCCAAAGGTATTTTGAATCGCTCTTGATTGATTGTCCACAACACCTACATACCTTTCCCATAATCTATTGAAGTTCATAGAGGCGGGTGTCCATAACCTTTAGCTGCCCCTTAATATCTGTGATTTCCTCCTTGATGAATTGAATCTGATTGGAGGTTTTTATTACTGCTCTGTTGACCTCTGCGTCCTGTACCGGTAATTTTTTAGCTTCTTCGATTTGACCCTGAAGCGAGTAGTACATACTAACGAATGTTGTTATCAGCCCCACTATAAACACAAAGTTTCGTGGTGTTAGTTTTATCCCCGTCTTCTCGCTCACTGTCTCCATCTCTAACTATTTCATATTTAATACCTACATCTACCGATACGGTAGAATAAAATTCTACCACAATGCAAGTATACTTGTTGCCGCTGTTCCTGTCTGACCTGTTGCAAATACTCTTAGCACCTGAACGGGAATAAAAGATCCTGCAAGCACACCCACAAATTCAACGATGTCACCACCAGCTGTAAGAACTTTTAAGTCACCTGCTGTTCCTACATATAAAACACACCCATTGTTAGGTGCATCTATATTTGCATATAGGGTATATGTCCTGCTTGTTCCTATTCCTGTAGTCACGCTCAAGGTCGTTGCGCTATCTACCGCTGTAACCTCAGAAATCAATCCCCCTAACGAGTATATGATATCCCCAACCTTAACCCCCTTGTTTATAAAATCGCCCAATGCGTCTATAACCTTTAATGTTGCCGCACCATTACCTGTGGTGGTGCTGCTTATTGAAAGCATCGCAGGGTTAGGGATGTTTATTGTGTCGCTAGGGTTCACCGCTAACGCTCTACTTGCCTGTAATTTTTGATAAGCCATTAATTCTTTTTTTGACGAGCCTTTGGCATCGCACAGTTGTTTTTATTCCTTTCTACTGAGCAACCTGCTCCCTTTTTTTTCCTGTCTGCCCTCTTCTCTAATCGCTGTTGAGAAGGCCCTCTTTTTATTCTTTTTGCTCTTCTATCTTGTTTTCTACCAGACCTCTCGGACTGTCTTCTTGCTTTTTCGGGACTTATATTACTCTCTCTTTCATTTTTTCTCTTAAGCTTTTCTTTTGCTTTTTGTTCTGTAGACTTAAAGTTTTTTGCTTTTCTTATATTTCTTTTAGCTAAAGAAGATACAGTTCCGGGGCTTGCTTCAAGCATATTTGCTTGCTTTGGAGTGAGACCCTTAACGGTTTTTGTGCTAACAGTTTTACCGCCTTTACTCTTTGTTGTAGTAACCTTGTTATTTGCGATATCAATATCAGTATCCTTTTGCTTTACTCTACCCTTTTTATTTACCTTTAGTACCGTCTTTTTAGTACCGTCAGGGCTTACTGTAATAGATTTTTGAGAGCCACTTTTTCTTGAAATGGTTTTTTTTCTAGCAGTAGATCCGCCTCCGTCAACCTCTACGTTTCTACTCTTCTTCTTAGACTTCTTCTTGTTACCACCAAAGGTAGATGCTAACGGACTTGATAAATCTCTTGCCATTTCTAATAGTTTTTATTTAGCATGTTGCCAACAGTTTTTACTGTTTCATTATTCTTCTTTAAGAACTTTGCTTTTCTCTTTTTGGTCTGCTGATTCTTTCTTTCAGTTTGGTTTTTTGCTGCTTTTCTCTTGTCTCTATCCAAAGCAATCTTGCCACCGAACATAGCAAGACCTAATGCTGATAAAGCTTTTCCAATCTTACCACTATTAGGAGCATTCTTTTGCGCGCCTACTTTATCCCCCGGGCCAAAGGTAGATGCTAACGGACTTGATAAATCTCTTGCCATTACTATACGTTTTTAAACATTAACTTACTAAGGAACTTATTCCAAGTTCTCTTACACCACAATCCTATTGCGATGATTTTATTTCCTAACCAAACTAAAGCTCTTCCCATAACTATGATCCTCCTGTTCCTGAATAATTGCCTGTGCCTGCTCCGGGGAATGCTGGTTTCTTTACTTTTGCTTTCCTCTTTGCATTAGCAAGTTGCTTTTCTGACGCACTCACCTTTCCATTTTAAATCTTTTTACAAATATACAAATATTTTTGTTCTCTATTTTCTAGACTTAGCACCCGAACACTTCCAACGCTTTCTCGATAAATTGTTTGGGGTGTTAGGATCGTTTCTATCTTTTGCTGATAATCTTTTCTTAATACCTAAACTTCTAGCACAATAACTATCGCCTTTAGATGTCCCTGGTTTTACTCTTGGGCCTCCACCTTTAGCATTGCCTGCCTGACCATAGCTAACCTTTTTACCACTAGAAGTGATTTTAACTTTAGCCTTACCCATTCTAGGTTTTCTAGACATTTTAGTTTTTGAAGCCATTAATAACCAGGCATTTTACGGTTTGGATTGTTTTTAATTTTTCCATTCATAGAGTCGGAAAAAGTTTTAGCTTGTGCTTTTCCTACTGCATTATACGGAAATACTTTTGCCTTCATCTTTCCTGTGTCTCCACACTTGTACTTTACTGTTGGCATAATTATTTATTTTTTTTTGTATGAGTATATCCTTTTTTCTTTAAAGAATTATGCTGTGCCATGGTAGAAGCAACTTTCTTTACACCTGTCTTACTATACATATTATGTACCTTGAATTTTTTAGTAGCCATAGTTATTTCTTTTTAATAGTTTTTACTTTACCATTTGTTGTTCTGGCGTATGTGTGAGTTTTAGTTTCTCTTATAAAAGTTCCACTATATTTTTTACCTCCATACATCCAACTTACTTTCTTAGCCATATTAATTTCTGTTGTTAGCTGCAGCTTTATAGGTATTGCACCCGGAACCGCCTTTTTTCCTTTTAGTTGGTGAGCATTGTTTACTTGGCGAACCACCTCCGCCACCTTTTGGTTTGTATTTTCCTTTTCCACTTCCAAGTTTTGACTTAGGCTTTTTATATTTCGGTTGTGATTTTTTTTCAGCACGAATTACCTCCCTGCTTACCTGCCTCTTGGTTCTTTCAATTTTTCTTTTCTCCTTTGGTGTAGGTGCGGTAATCAAACCCTTATCCTTTACCATTTGGTCAGCCTTCTTTTGAATAGCTGTTTCTTTTTTTCTTTGCTCTTTATCTCTTGTCGCGATTACTTTAGGCTCTGAAGGAGTTGTAGTACGAGTTGGTTTCTTTACAGTCTTGTTTACAATCTTACCACTACGTTTTGTTTTTGTCTTAGTGACAGAGCCATCGGCATTAGTTGTATAATTTGGTTTCTTTTTCTTTTTATCTTCCGGATCATTGGCGGTATTACTCCTTGACTGAATATTGTCAACTGACCTATTCTTAAATGCATAACTATTGTAATCCTTTGCCATAATTTCTATCTTTGTTACAAATTTAATAAATTATAATTTAATGGCTAAGTATAAAACAAGACGTAGAAAAAGTTACGATAGAACTGAACCCCCTAGAGATTACATGAAGTACTGGCGAGTCGTGAAGTATTGGACTCGCAATAAGTATGCTATCACACTAGGTGAACTAGATATGATGCTATTCTTATATAGCGAAGGGATATTTAATAAGGATCAGTTCGATGAGTTTAATAAACTCGTAGGGTGGAATAAGAATAGATTTAAGT